GCAGCCGCGGCGGCCTGCGTGTCGGCTGCGATGGTGCGGGCCGTAATCTCGGCTTGCCGCTCGAGCTCGTCTTCGTCGACGGCCTCGCGCTTGGCCTTCTTCTTCTGGTCGTCGGCGAGGGAGCGAGTCTCGGGCTCAGATGCGGCGCTGCGTTCCTCCACGATCTCTTCAGCGACCGGCTCGCCGTCGCGCTGGCGGCGCATCTCGTCGGCAACCTGCTTGCGGCCAACGGCGTAGAACTCATCCAGCACGGCGCGAATGTCGGCTGTCAGCGCGTCTACCATCGGCGGGGCGGTCGCCATGAAGCGATTGAGCGTGCCACGATCGGCGGCCGACTTGGCGCGGCCCGAGACTTCGGCGATGAGCCTGGCGCGTGTGGCGGCCGTGGCTTCGCGGATGGCTGTCTTCGCGTCGTCGAAGCGGGCGGCCATCTCGTCGAGGGCCAGATAGCACTCGGGCCCACGCGGGGCGCGGCGCTCGGCGAGTTGCAGGTGCGCGTGTCCGCAGTCGCTGGCCTTGGTGCCCACGTCACCGGCCGCCTCTTCTGCGCCGGGCGTCGTGTCGTCGGCGGGCGGCTCAGGGACGGGCGGCGGGGGAGTCTGCTCGCCCGGCATGGGCACGATCGTCGGCGCGCCCTCGTCCTCAACCCTCTCAGGAAGGTTGAGGGTGTCGCGAATGAAGTCCTCAAGTTCGCCGTCCGGCGTCAGGAGCCCGGCCTGCTGCAGGTTGCGCAGGGCTCCGGCGAAGATCACGGCGTCGGTGTGCCCGACGTTCGCGAAGCGCAGTTTCGGAAGATCGTCGTCGTTCGGGAAGTTGTAGGCGATGAGCTGATGGATAAGGCCGTTGCGGGCGTTCAACACGTCTTCGATGTAGGAGGCTTGCGCCTGCATGGCGTCGGAAAACATGTCAGCCAGCGTCGACCCGTAGGCGCGGCTACCCGCCTGATTGGTACCAAGGTCGAGGTACTGTGCCTGGCAGACGTTGGTGAGCTGTGTGTCGAAGTAGCGGATGGCTTCGAGAATGTCGGCGGCCGTGGCCTTCGATTCGAGCAGGTCCACGCCGACGTCCTCGGGTACGCGAATGTAGGCGCGCTCGCCGAGGGCGAAGGCTTCGCCCATGGCATCGACGGCGGCGCGGGTGGCCGTGTCGAGGGGCTGATGTTCGGTGAAGACGGGGACGCCGCCGGCCTTCTCAATCAGGATCGGCAGGAGGATTTCGAGGCGTTCCTTCGTGTACCAGGACTTGTGCATGGCCCGCAGAATGGGGCGGCCGAGGTAGTCGTCGCCCTCTTTGTCGTGGGCGAACCACAGGAGGTACTCGCCGGGGATATCGAAGGTGCCGCCCGTGTCCGGCGTCTGCACGATGCGGTCAAGACGGCCGCGCTTGACGAAGACGTTCTCTGCCTGGATGGAGCGCGGCGGCAGGTAGCGCAACTCGTCGATTCGCCACTTGGCGTCGTCGTCGGCGCGCCAGTTGACGGCGAAGGCGGAGAAGCCGAAGTCGGGATAGAGGAGGACGTCCTCAAGGAACGAACGCCAGGGGAAGTCTTCGAGCAGGGCCTTGCGAATGAACTCAACCTTGTCCTCGTCCTCGGAGCCGGTGACGTTCACCTCGGCGCGGATGAGGGGCAGGTTCTGAGCCTTGCGCAGACCATAGATCTTCGGGTCGCTCTTACGCATGCGGTCGCAGAGCCGCCACTTGTTCGAGGCCCGCCACTCATAGTTGTGGTCGAGGTCACGCAGGGCGCGCTCGGCGCGACGGGTGGGGGTCTGATGGGAGACGGCGTTATCGCCACGCTCCGATGTGTCGGGGCGCGGCTGCGATTCGGCGAGGCCGAGCGTGGATTTGAGGCTAGTGAGCCAACTCACCTACCAAGCATGGCGGGCGTCAAGCGTGCGTTGGGGACCAAAACGCGAGACTAGAAGATGCGCTCGATGCGCCTCCGGCCGGGCTCGGGCGCCGTGAACTCGCCGCGGTGGCCGCGATTGTTGACGAACCAATAGCGGAGCGCGTCGAGTGGGTGGCTGAGCGTCGGATGCTTCTGCAGGTACACGTCGGGCTGCTTGGGATCGGGCGGCATCTGTGACAGCGCCCGGATGAGCTTCACGCAGCGGGGATGCACGACGAGGGGTATCTCGGCGTGGGCGATGGCAATCATCATCAGGTCGCAGCCGTCGCGCACACCGGATGGCTTGCCGTGGGGACGGAAGCCGGCGCGGACCATCACGTCAAACTCGCTCTGACTCGTCTGCATGTTGCGCGCCTTGCCCGCCGGGTCGCAGTACATCGGTCCGAGCGGCAGCACGAGCTCCACGTCCTCTTCGGCTTGCAGTTCACTGAGCGTGCGCTGGATGCCGGCCGCGAACTCGGGCGAGGTGATTTCCTCGGGCCCGTACTCGGCGACGACGAAGGGCTGCCCGGACGGCGAGGTCTGCACGACGACGCAGAAGGGATGCACGAAGCCGAAGTCGACGCCGAGCGAGACGGGCCAGCTGGTGACAAGTCCGAATTCGCGCACGTTCGCCTGCTCGCCGGTCGTCGTGAAGGCGCGGAAGTAGTTGCCGGAGGGCATGCGGAAGGCGTCTTCCGGCGTGGCCGCATACTCGCGCTCGGCGAGGCTTTGATTCGGTGCCTGCGTGACGTTCTCCGCGTACCAGGCAGCGTCCCGGTCGGGGTGCGCGTGCCACGGGTAGAAGACGCACTTGAACTTGCCTTCGTCGCGCTGCCCCTGTTCCCACATGGTGTTTGCGAGGTCGCTCGGACCGTTGCCGGTCGTCGCCACGTACATGCGCTGCGAGGCGGCCCCGAGCGCGGCCATCTGCTCATCCGGATAGCTGAAGAAGGCGAACTCGTCGGCGAAGGTGGCATAGGCCGCCTTGCCGCGGCCGGCGCGCTTTGTGGCCATCATGCTTTCGAAGCGGGAGCCGTTGGCAAGCGCGATCTGCTCCGTGTTGTCCACTGTAAGGCCCACGCTAGGGTTCTCAATCGAGTTGTACATGATGCGCAGACGGTGCAGGGCGTCGATCGCGTCTGAGCCCGACTGCGAGGCGATGAGGAACAGGCGATGGCCGCCGGTGTAGCCGAGATACAGGAGATGGGCAAGGCAAAGCCACGTGATGCCGAGCTGGCGGGCTTTCAGGACGAAGACGGAGGACTGCGAACGGAGCGATTCGAGGAACTCGCGCTGAAACGGCCAGAGGGCGAACGGGATGAGGCCGCCGCTCACCTTGTCTTCGATCATGAGCGATTCGATGAAGGCGCACTCGCGCTCGTATGAGTCGGCTTGCGCGGTGCGGCGCCGCAGTTCGGCCGTTATGAGGTCGAGCCGCTCGCGTTCGTCATCGGTCAGCGGCGGCGCGGAGGATGGCTTCTGCTTCCTCAATGAGACTTGCGTCGCTTCTGTTGGCGTAGTCGTGGCGCACCTCTTCTCGCCCGGTCACGTCGCCCACCTCGAGCCGGAACTTGTCCAGAAGGATGCCGACGACGTAGGCCAGATCCTTGCACACAGAGGCCGGGGGCTTGTCCAGCTCGACCGGTGTCGCGTCCTTTCCGACGTACGCGGTGTGCGACTCGTTCATGCGGTCGAGTGCTTCCTCGACGCGGCACAGGAGCTTCTCGCGAACGACCATGCGGCGCGTGTTCACGGCCATGCGAGCCGCGGCGGCTACCATTTTCGTCGTGTCTTTGGGGACGGCCCCGGCCCTCTTCGCCCAACGCCCAATCGTACGCGTCGGGATGCCGTGGACGCGCGACGCTTCGGCTGGCCCCTTCTCTACGTAGGTGGCCAGCACTTCGTCCTTGAACACGTCGCTGTACTCAGGGTTCTTGCTCACTTCACTCTGACACTACGGCACCGTGTCCCGCGTTGGGGACCAATTTGAGGCGGCTCGTATCGGCAGTAGGCGTAGCCGTGATGCAGGCCGCACACCTCGTGGCCGCGGCGCCGCAGGTAGTTCACGCGGGCCTTCACGACGCCTGGCGATGCGCCCAGAAGCTCACTCAGGTCGATGGCGTCGGGGTAGGCGGCCAGCAGGAGGTGCAGGACAAGACGCACGCCGGCGCGGTCGTGCTCCAGTCGGTAGCCGTGCAGGTGGCAGGAGCAGACCGGCGAGTCGTGGTCATGCGAGAGAGTGGCTCGGCAGCCGGGCCAGATGCAACGTTGCGGGCGGGTGTAGCGCGGACGCGGCTTGCCGGACTTGATGAGCGTGCCGCGAAGGGGGCCGGACTGATGGAGGTCCATCGTCACGCGCTCCCTACTCGTCGTCCAGCATGGCCTCCATCTGACGCAGATGCGCGGCCCGGCAGATACGGGCGACGTGCAGGGCGGATGTAAAGGTTGGGTCTACGTCCTCTGTCGCGAGCACGTCGGCTGCCGAGACGCCAAGGCAGGCGCAGGCCGTGTCGGTCTTCGTTCCCATCAGCACCATGCCGACGAGGCGCTCGCGTTGCTCGGTCGTCAGGAGCATAGGGGCATCGTATACCTGCGGGCTGCTGGGCGGGAACGTTCGCTGTCTTCATGCCCGCAGCCTACGGGACAGGTTGAGACGGCTCTATGTGGACTTTCGCAGCCTCACGACGTTCTCCGGCACAGGCTCAGGGTCGGTCCCTGACGCCGCCGCCCACGCCGCGGCCTGCTGCTGCGTGAACTCGGGGGAGACGTACATCTTCAGCGTGGTCGATGCGTCGGCGTGTCCAAGCATCTGTTGGACGGTCACGACGTCCACGCCTTGCCGGGTGGATGAGCTCGGTTGCGAAGGCGTGAGTGGACGAACCCCGAGCAGGTGTACGATGCGATCATGCGTCTGTGGGTCGTATTCCAGTGTCTCATAGCCGAAGTACTGTTCGGCGGACACGTCGACGATGTGTCCGGCCTCTATGTCGTCGGCGAGCTTCCTCAAGTGTGCGACGATTGCGGCGGGGGCGTTGTCTTCACCCATCTGTGTGCTCTTCATAGAACGTGAGCGCCGTGGCCCGCTCATCTGGACTGAGGTCTCTGAGCGCCAGCAAGCATCTACGCTCTGCCTCTATCTGCGCATCTGGATCTCCCCACTCATTGCGCTCAGTTGCGGCTAGGCAAAAGTCGATGTGTGGGTCTTCGATGTTCCCGTCATCAAGCGCGATGTGGGCATTACCGCCGCCTGAGTGGTACGAGTAGACTGCTGCGATGAGGTCGGCGATATGGAGGATCCTGTCATGGTCCATCGGTGTGCTCCGATTCGTAGCGGGCGAGCGCATTGCCCCATACGTCTGCCGTTCCCTCATAGTAGCCTTCCATCCGCTCAGCTACCCACCTCCACTTCGCCGCCTCTTTGGCGATGGCGATGATGGCGATATCAGCCTGGTCGACAACCTCCTCCCAATGCGCGTACAGGTCCCGTCCGGGCGGCGTCATCTCGTCGTATGCCGTGACCTCCGGCACCTCAATCCCGGCCTCGCGGAGTATGTCGGCGGCTGTCATTCGTCCCCCTTGCAGAACCGGCAGTCGCAGCCGGGGAGATGGTGCCAGTTGTCGGCGGCATCGTCTGTCCCGAAGTACGAATGAGCGCCGTAACTGCCGTACCCTTCCCACGGCACGATCTCGGCGAGTTCGCTTGCGTACGGATTCCAGATCGGGACCTCATCGCCTCCGGTCAACTGGTACGCGAACCGTCCCGCCTCCTTCACCTGTTCAAATGTCAGCGTCATCTCTCCCTCACTCTATCCCGAGGTCCATCTGACCCGGTAGTGTTTCGCCCGGTC